TCTCACTGAAGTCGCTCGACGAATCCAGCGACTTCAGTGAGACATGGTCCGGTGGCGTCATCATGGCGACGGACGGCGTGAATCCCAACGAGGAGATTCTTACGCATGACGGCTTTGAAATGCTGGCGACCGCGCTTGGCGACACGCTGACCTATCCGGCCGGCGAGTCGGTGGAAGTCAGCGACAGAGTTTCGATGGTGCAGGCGTTCAACCGGCTTTACCTGCTGCGCGAGGCCGACACCACACGGGCAGGCTGGACAAGCCAAGGCGTGACAGCCTCGGGCATTACCGTGAGCGGAACGACCGCCACGGTCAACGTGAGCGGCCACGGGTATTCCGCCGGCAACCGCGTGCGCATCACCAACGGATCAGTGGCGGCTTTCGATGGCCACGAATACGATGTCTTGTCCAGCGGCCTGACGACTAACGCATTTCAGATTACGGTCCCCAGCGGCACGGCGACCGATTTGGCGACCACCACAAAAGTGCGCCGAGTAAAGGCACCTCTTTACTGGGATCTCGACCCGTCCAACAACTTCGTAAAGTCGCCCGCGGGCGTGCCAGCGGCCGGTGCTTCCTTTGTCACTATGCCCTCGGTTGCGTGGGCCACTTACCACAACGGTCGGCTGATTATCCCGAGTGGACGCGACAGCGTGCTCATCAGCGACTGGGGCGATTCCAATACCTACGACCCCTTCTTCCAGAGCTTCCGCGCAAACCAGGGCAGCAACGACTTTCTGGTCGGCGTGCATCCTTGGGTCGAAGGATCGTTCTTGGTCTTCATGCGCAAAAGCATCTGGCTGGCCACGGTCAACCAGTTCTCCTCAACCGATGGCAGCGACTTTGCCGTGGACACGCCGCTCTCCAAGCTGGAGTTGCTAACCGACGAGGTGGGTTGTGCGGCGCGGGCCAGCATTCAAACGGCCGGTCAATACGTTTACTTTCTCTCAGACAGCGGTGTCTACCGGCTGGATGCGCGGTTGGATCTCAAGCTGCGCGGCGACACCAAGCCGCTCTCGGATGCCATCGCCGACCAACTGCAAGGCATCGACCCCAACGCCTTCAGCAACTCGGTCGGACTATGGTATGACAACCGCTACTGGCTGGCCGTGCCGCAAGAGCGCGGAAAGTCTCCAAAGGCTTGGCTATTTATTTACTCGGCGCTCAACGAATCATGGGAAAGCCGTGACACCTATGGCTTCGGCGCCGACAACGTTCTGGTCGCTACGGTCGGCAACCGCCGCCGCGTCATGCTTACCAGCCAAGCGGGGACGCTGTTCATGCTTGAAGAAAATAACCTCGGAGATGATGCGCCAGACCCGTCGATTGCCGATTACAACGGGACCGTCAACGGACTTATTCGCACGCGCCGCTACGGCATGGGCAGCATGCACAGCAAGCGGTTTCTAAGAGCGCTTAGTGATGTCGCCTTGGAAGACAAGGCGTCGTTGCGGATTGATTGCGAAACCTTCAATCCAGACTTCGATGAGCAATTAGTGTTGGGCCAGACCAACGACAGCGGGCTGCGCGAGGACTACACACTCAAGCAGCCAATCCGGCGCAAGGCGCATTACGCAGAACTTGTTTTTCGCACAACAGCGGGGAGGCCCGAGATCCGCAATGTCAGCATTGAAGCGGCATTAGCCAGCCTTCCTCAGACCGAAACTCGCAACGCAGCTTAAAAATTAGAACAACAATATGGCAACAATCACAAAAGGTTACACATTCGCATCTGGCCAAGTCGTGACAGAAACAAACCTCAACCAGCTAGTTGACTCGGCCACCATCAGCAACATCGCCACAGGAGACATCGCCGATGGCGCGATCACCAATATCAAGATCGCCGCCGTGGACGCCGGCAAGGTGACGACCGGCACGCTGTCGGTGGACCGCATTGCCAATAGCTCGCTGCCGCTGACCAAGCTGGCGGCCGGTGCGCTGCCCTCCACCGTGACGGTCAACTCGGACAACATCACCAACCTCAGCGTTGTCGATGCGGACATCGCCAACGCGGCCAACATCAACGACACGAAGCTGGCGACGATCAGCACCGGTGGCAAGGTTGCCAACTCGGCCACGACTGCGACCAGCGCCAATACTGCCAATGCGATTGTGGCGCGCGACGCCAGCGGCAACTTTTCGGCTGGGTCCATAACCGCATCCACCGTCACCGTTTCGGGGGCGGCAACGCTGTCTTCCACATTGTCGGTCACTGGAGCAATTACCGCTGCAAGCGACCTGACCATTGCAGACAAAGTGATTCACTCCGGCGACACGAATACATGCGTAAGGTTTCCCGCAGCCGATACTGTTGCTGTCGAGACTAGCGGCGTCGAGCGCCTGCGCGTTGCTTCCAATGGATATATCGGAGTCAACGAATCTTCGCCTTCGCAAATGATCCATGTGTCGCTTTCGGACTTTGCGGGGATTGCCCTTGAGTCCACCGGCGAAGGCACCAACGAAAAGATCTGCGACATCATCAACAACGGCGGGGCGCTTGAGCTGCGCTTGGTCAATGACGCCTATAACGACGCCGAGACCGCCATCAAAATTGAGCGCAGTGGCTTCAATGTAGCGCAGCAGAGGTTTTACACCGCCAACTCCGTCGAACGGTTGACGCTCAAGTCCGGCGGCCAACTCCGCTTTGTTCCTTTGGCCGCTGATCCGGCCGGCGCTGAAGAGGGCGATGTCTACTTCAACTCGGTGCTCAAGAAGCTGGCGGTTTACGATGGGACCAACTGGGTTGCGATGCACTGATGACCCCATGGCAACGCGCAAAGCAATGGCACGACAACCACGTCACGGACGAGACCTTCGAGGAAACCCTCGGATGGCATCTCACGCACGGCTTGGTCTACTCGACGCCGGAGGTCTTTCTGTTGGCGCGTCAGGTATACTGGGATGCGGAGCTGGAGGACTTCACCGATGACGGCGAGCACAATGCTTGGTTCGTGGAGCTGGCTGCTAGTGCTGGGCATGCAAACCCTGTGCGGGAGTTTATGCGCGTGGCGAGCCGCCCGCAGCAATGGGCGCTTTGGTGCCGACACAACAGTTTTGAAATCAAAGCCCACGACTGGGCGCAATTAGCAAAGAAAGTGAGGCTATAATTATGGGAGGTGGAGGAGGCAAAAAACAAAAGAGACCGCAGGTGCAGCACGCCGAGCCGCTGGACTACGGTAAAATCATGGCGCAGGCCAACAAGGCTGCCAGCGAAAGCTACCGCGACCAGCTCGCCGCGCAGGTTGAGTATTATCCGCAGCTTGAGCAGTTGCAGCTCGGCACTGTTTCGCGTCTGGCCGACAATCTCCGAAACGATTACACCACCGGAGCAACCGGCGCCATCAATGACGCCTTAGACTCGCGTGGCAACCTTGAGGCCGAGGGGCAGCGCCTGTCTGGCATGGGCGGACTCATCGGCGACTTCGCCCTGCAAAACTATCTGGCCAGCGGGCCGACCGAAGGCGAGCGAAACATTCAAGCCCTCGGGCAAGGTGCCATGGGCGTGCGTGCCGACCAAGTCTTGGCGCCAAATCAAAATGCCATCCGCCAAATTGCCGCAGACAATGTCGGTGCTGGCCAGATTGGCGATGCTCTTATGGCCCAAGCCGCTGCGCGTGCGCAAAGCACAGGCCGCCTTTCCGCCGAAGCCGAGCGTGACGCCGTGCAAGCGGCCCGCGCCGGCATGGGCGCTCGCGGACTCGGAACCGGAGGCGCTGCTGCGGCGGCCGAACTTCTCAACCGCGACCGCTTTGCCCGCGCCCGTCAGGCGGAAGACTTGGCGTTTGCTGCCGGCGTGCAGCAGCAAGACATCGGCCGGCAGTTCCAGAACGTGGCCAACCGGATGACAGCCGCGCAGGCCAACCAAGCCCGCGACCAGTTCCTCGCGGCGGCGGCCATGGACGCGCAGACGGCGAACCAGACGGCGAACATGAACCAGCGGGAAATGAACCGCGCGTTTATGCTGAACGCAAATCAAGCGTTTAACACCGGCACAATGCAGCGCCGAGACCAAGCTGCCCAGCAAGCGGCCCTCGGAGGCAACCTCATGCAGGGAGCGGCCGCTCAGTATGGAAACGCGGCCAACCTTGGGCTGGCTGGCGCGTCAGCGCTGACATCAGTTGACCCGTATGCCCGCGCGATGGGCTTGGGCTTGCAGTCGTCCGGCAACACGCAGGCCAACTTGATGCAGGGCATCGGCCAGACCTACGGCAACGCCCTCGGTATGGCCGGAAACGTCAGCAGCTTCAACGCGAACATGATAGACAGCCGCGCCAATTCCGCGCTGAACAACTGGGCGTCCATGCGCTCGGCGCAAATGCAGGCCGGCGCGGCCAACAACTCGGCGACCATGGGCATGATCGGCACCGGCGTGGGCGCTGCGGTGGGTATCGGCGTCATCGCCATCTAACTTATGGAGCAACTGGTCAAAGAGACATGCCGGAAGGTGGAGCGTTGGCTAGACGCCAGCGCGAACCCTGTCGTGCTATGGAGCGGCGGCAAGGACAGCACGGCCATGCTGCACCTCATCCGCCACAAGGTGGGCGCCAAGCTGCCGGTGATCCAGTGGCGCGAGCCGCGCTTCCGGCATCGCTATGCTTACAGCGACCTGCTGGCGCAGGCTTGGGATCTTGAGATGTATGACTACGCGCCCCTCGGCTATGCGCTGACAGACGGCTACGACATCGAGACCGGCATTCCGCGCTTTGACTTCATCAAGCTCTACCAGATCGGCACCAAGTCGCTGGCGCTCTGCCTCGGCACCGAAGAACCGCAGCCGGAGGAGCTGGCCAGCGGACGCTATCTGTGCGGCTTGGACTGCCTCAAGCGCCCAACCGGCACATTCAACTTCCCGTGGGATGCCGCCTTCCACGGCCAGAAGTCGGCCGACGTGGATCTTATCAAAGGCCAAGTGCCGCTCGCGCAGGACGTTTTGGTGCAGGCGGGCATTCCTACTCAGCTCTACCCGATGCGCCACTGGTCGGATGCCGACATCTGGAACTACCTCGAGTCCGAAGGCGTGCCGAATGACGAGACGCGCTACGAGAAGGCTGACGG